TCAAGATTTTCGTTAAACGTGTCGATATCATGAGAGTTATTTAACTCAAGATCTGCCACCGTTTTACGGATATCTGTTTGAATCGTGGCCGCGTGTGCCGCTCTTGCTGATTTAGCAAAAGCCTGATCGCGGATATTCATATCCTCAGGTATATCAACCCCACCAAGTCGGCCGGTTGCTGCAGCTTCTCCGGCTCGAGCGCCTTCCTGTTGCGCTATGGCGTCGGCCTCTGCATTAAATTGCTTAGAGAAGCCGCTTAATTTTTGCGCCAGGGTATCAAAAGTTTGAGCTTCACCGCGTGGAACGCGGCTAGGCTGAGCGCCTACAGTTGGATCAATTCGTTGAATTTTAGCCATTAGCCTCTCAGTCTGTTTCTATTTGCCTGGTCCAATAATGACGCGCCAGCACCAATAACGCCCCTTCTATATCCTGATCGGCCAGAAGCGATAGCCACATCAGCTGCAGATCCAGCGCCAGCTCTCTCGGTTAATATAGCGCCTTCACCAGTTCGTATATCTTCCAGAGCAATATCAGCGCTTGAGCCTTCAAAAAAGGCTATGCCACTAGCTGCGCGTGTCGCATTTTGACTGGCTAAACTTGATACCAAGCTGCGACGGCGAGCTACTTCTTTATTTTTTGCATCCTGTTTAATCTGGTCCGCTTCAACTCTACCGGAAATTTTTGTCGCCTGACCTCCACGATACATGGATAACGCGCTTAATCCGGTTAATGCTGTCGCTGCCGAGGGGAGCAAGCTAGCAATACTGGTTGCTGACGCTGCCGCCCCGGTTGTTGCTGATATTGCCGAACCGGTACCCATCGCTAATAGTTCCACTTAACTGACCTCCACATCAACGGACACCGCTCGCACGTACATAGGCAATGGATCCGTTTGAGTTATTGTTATATCGGCTACATGGCTCCACCCGTTGAGCCATACTTCTTTCATACCAGTATATGGATCCGGGATATCTGGAAGCGGTCCAGCCATTGTTCTATCTGGTAATCGTTTGCCCTCTACTATAATTCCAAGTGATTGATATAAATCAAGCTGAACATGGAAGGGGCGCTTTTCACGCATTAAGCTAGGGCCTGAGGCTAGGTTAACATTTAAGGGCATTGTAGTCCCTGTTGGATCAAAATTTAACCCTACTTCAACATCAACGCCAGCACGTGCCATCGTAATCGATCCACCTGAGGGCGTAGCATCAGCCATCACGGCGCCATCAGCCTTAACCCGGCATGATTCTCCATTTAAATGAGATAAGCCGGTTATGGTCGCGCTAGAGCTTTGCGTCTTAGCGATATTACAATCGGTATAAGTACCCTCGACGGATTGCTCTAAATAATATTTAGTAACTGAGTTTATAACCCGTTTAACCAGGAAGTAAACCTCATCAACTACCGATACAACGGATAATATTTCGCCAGCCGTTACCCATTCAGCCCACCCGGCAACACCCTCAGATCTCAGCGTATTTAATACCGCCATGGTGCCGTCAGTATTAACCACGTAAACCAGGTTGGCGTCGTCGCTTGCTGTGCCTTTTCTGGCCGCTATATCTACCGGTGAATTAATTAAATGGGGCGCCAACAATGATATAGGGGACGCGGTATAACCGTCCTCACCAAAATTATAAAGGTATTCACGGACCGCCTTGCCTCGACGTTCGACGAATATAGTCGCGCCATCGATTGCAATCGGATCTAATCCGATGGATCCATGCTGTGTTTGATTTTTTAATGTTACCGTAGACGGGGTTAAAATCGCCGAATCTTCAATAAACTCACCGCCTGAGGTAAATATCTGTAAATGCCGCCCGGATTTAATCGCGCTAATTGCGTTTACCTGGTCTGTATCCATTGTGGCGATAATAGCCTGATCATCTAAACCAGAACCGGTATCAAAATTAAAAAAGTCGTTGGTTACCGAAGCGATAACCGTTTGTATTCTTTCCTTTGTACCACCAAAAACAAGTCTACCCTGATGAAATGTAACTGACCTTGGGTAACCTCGGGTAGCGCCCCATATATTTTCGTCCCTTGATGCGCCTATGGTTGTTTCTTCCACATCTATTGCATCGGTGGCGGTTTCCTCGACTGATTTCATTATCGGCCAATTTTTTTTACCATCAATACCGTTAAAATACACATCATAAATCAAGCCTGACGGATTAGTTACAACTATACCGCTGCTTCCTGTGCCAGATAAACCCCATAGAGCTCTCGATATATTGAGTATCTCGGTAGCTGGGTCGGCTCCATAATATATAAGCGCCGTTGTTTCATTATCCAGCTCAATTTTATATGTGTCACCAGCTATCCAGCCTACAGGGAAAGTAATCCTTTGAATCTCGTCTGCTCCAGTAGGGCTACTGGCATCATCAAAGCCGTATTGTGGCACTTCGTCGAAAACAATCGTTGATAGCGTCCATGATGTATGAGAGCCACCGCGCACCAATTTCCTGGGAGCATGGTCCTCATGTACTAAAATCATGGTATCGGCTGATTGAGTCCAGCGTAAAGCGGGTAATTGTGCCAGCGTCCAGGGTGTTGTTACATTGGCCTGACTAACACCATCCTTAAATACTTCTAAATTTAAATTAGTTAAAACAAATAAATAAGTTTGTTCGACGTTAAAAGAAAATGAAGCTAATCGACCATCTAATCCAATATCGTGAACGAACCCCATACCAGGGCGACGCTTAAAGCCGCCTTGAGGAGTGCATAAAATATTAGTGCCAACACTAAGCCCGGAGTAATATTTCTCGATATCAACCCTGGAAGCTAATCGAGGATCCAATACGCCGGAATTAAACGTGGATTGCAGGCTAAGATTTTTAGCCATTTAATCCACCGCTAAATCCACCACCTCTGACGTCAACTAATGGATTATCGTCCATTGAATCCTGCGGTTGTTGCTGGCTATCTAAAAATTTTGCTCGTCTTAACTGTTTTTCAAACATGCCATTATATAAGTCACCGGTCGCCTTGTTACTGGTTACAGGAACCGCAAATTTAGCCGCTAACAGATACTCCATTGCCGTAACAAAATAAGCAGGTAGCTCGCTTTCTGCTATCCGGTAACGGTAATCGATCTCTACTTTTGTATTATTACTGTAAAGATTGTCACCGAAAATTTTATATGTGCTAGAGGGATAAGTCCGGTCCAGGATAAGCATTTCAGTCGGGATCTGATAAGCATAATCAAACTCATTTTGAGGGATCGCGGTTAGCCTAGATAAAGAAACACTCTTTTTTGTAGCAAAGTGCCATCGATGCAAGGTAAGTAGATCCTCATAGGTGGCATCATAAAACGCCTCAGCTTGCTCGTTTTCGCTGAGCGCTGATATTTTATTATGCCCTATTAATAATAGAGCTGTGCTGCAGATTGAAACGTCGCTAGCCATTATTGTTTCCTATATATCTGTCGGATCTAGGGTTTTCATGGATTAATCACTTTATCAAAGTATATATTTTGCTTCTGTGCCGCGCCTTCTTTAGCGTCACCATATACCGCAAAAGTCTCTCCACCGCTATCAAATAAGAATGTTTTATAATTATTTGTTGAATCAGGCGTATTGTCTCCAAATAGCCCGTAATAAGTAGGAGTATTAGGATTTGTTATATCAAAAACCGCCGTGCCTGTTTGTCCGTTGGCTAAATAAATATAGCTATTATGAATATCCAGCCCGAGGATAGGCTGATCCCCTGCTCTAATCCAAGTATCGTTATCCGTAAAGCCTATCGGCGCGTGCTTCCAATCATTAACGTCAACGGCTGTAGGGCTAGTAATATCCATCACCAATAAGCCGCGTTCTGCTCTATCTACATTACCGCCTATGTTATTACAGCAATATATGTACGTGCCATCAGTCACAACATCACGGATTCTTAATTGAACCGAACCATCGCCATAAGGATCAACTAAAGGCGCATCATACCATTGAGGGTTAGTAGGTGCTGCTCTGTTGGTTACATCTAAAGCTAGAATACCATTACCATGATTAGCTAAATAAACCCAATTAGCGTTATAGCATATCCTTGAGGTTTCCCACTTCATGCCTACACCTAAATCAGCCGTTTCTAAATCAGCTTCATCATAAGCACCGTGTAGCACCATAGCGTTAGGAGTAGAAACATCTAAAACAGTTAAACCATTAAATTGAGACGCTAAAAATAAATAAGTACCATCTGTTGCCATGCCTTGATACCAGTCATTGCCGTAGCTTGTGCCAAACGCCACCGGTTTAGGGCTCATATCCGCAGGGCGATAAGTATCTAAATAAGAAGGAGTTGATGGGGTTGATATATCATACGATGCAACCATGCCAGTCTCGTTGCTAATATCCCAATCAACAGCACGACCACAAGCAAACAAGGTTGAGCCGATAACTAAAACATCAGTTACCGGCATTGATGACTGAACCCCGTTTTCATCCTTAAATCTAATCGCTGTGCCTGTTTGAGTTGGGTTTTCAGGATCGCTTATATCAATCACCCATATACCGTCTGTATCCGCAGCAACATACATAGTCGTGCCTGATATGGCGTAATCCCAAACGGCAGAGTTACTATTTGTTTGATTTACATCAATAGCAGACTTACGAATAAACTGTAGCGCCTTGCTTGCGCCCTTAGTTTTATAAGCCTGTGGTTTAGCTATGTTATAAACAGTATCAGCCATTACGAGCCTTTTATTAAGGTGATTCTATAACTCTCTAAAATCATGGTGTCGGCAGCATCACCACACCATGCCACAAACTCAATATCAACATCTGCTGTTGTGTCTACTGCCGAAGTTTCCATTGCTGTTGTCGTTGATCTTATATAATGATCGTCAAGACCTTTACCCATAAATTTTTGAGAACTTGTGCTGTTGTTGTTACTTATAACCGACTTAAAGTTACCCGATATATTTGTACCACCGGCACCATTCCTGATAAATACCTCTGTAGCTGCGCCAAATCTGACTTTTGAGTTATAAGTCCCTGCTGTGCCAGTTTTACTAAACATAAACTCTATTGAGATGGAATCATTGGGCCCCATTGTGCCAGCAGGGAGTGTATAGGTTTTGATGGCAACATTGGCTGTTGTGCCGTTTGTTGGTTCGGGTGTATTACTGGCCTCAAGCAACCTAATAGAATCGTCAGGCGTTCCTGATATGGTGGATTTAACAGAAGTAGGCATCTTAAACTCCCATAGTTACAGTGACAGTGCCGGCGGTCCGCGTAGTTACATTAGCTCTAACTAATTTCCATGGTGCACTAGAAACAAAACCGTCTGTCTCATTATTAGCGGCTAAACTAATTGTACCCATAACGATCCATTGGACACCATCGTTTGAAACCTCGATATCTACTACTGTGGTGGTCCCGCTTGCGTCATTAGTCGCTTGAAATGTTACTGTCTCCTCCATATCAGCAGGAGAACCGGCACCCGTAGCCGCTGCGGCACCGAGCAAAACTACATTGTGCTTATATTTAGACATTATTTATTCCTCATAAAAAAGGCACCAAGCCGTTAAGCCAGGTGCCCTGCCCTGAATAGCCTAACATTGTTAAGCATACCCATTCTGTTACGACTAATCGCCGTCTGTTTCTGGAACTGTTAAGCCGTCAGATACATCAACCACGCCAGCCGCGTTACTTAACACGTTTACGAGGGTTGTAGATGGAACATTTGTATCACAAACGAATATAACATCGCGAATATCGAGCAAATCAGAGGCATCATTAAAATAACCCTCTGTATTTACGTCAGCAATAGGATCTAGCGTACTGTACATCCATAAGCGAGGGGAAACACCACCAGGGCCGACCTGGTATAAACCACTAAGTGAAAAAGACATTTTTAAGTCCTCTTAAATTAATAAGGAGGGTAGAATTACTCTACCCAGCCGATTGATACAATGCCGTTTCCGTTTCGAGAAACTGAGCCCGCTTTCATAACGCCGTTACATAACCAAGAGGTTTTCTGAGCGATATAGTTTACTTCTGCTTTGATATCGATACCGATAGCAAGGCCGACCGCTTTCTTGTGATATGCGAAGCTTTCCGCGTTACCTGTTGTTACTGGAATACCGCCTTCGTCGCGATCTTCGATAACTTTCCAATTAAAGCCCATCCAGCCATCGTTCACACCGGCCGAGATAAGCGTTTTAACGGTATTATAGTCGGAGCTGTTTACTTCTGTCTCAGCAAGTAAATCCTCACAACCGTCACCGGTTAATAGGAAAGTACGATCGCCAGCTGGCACACCTTTTTTAACTAGGGCTGTATTAGCCTGGTTAACTTTTTCAAAGGTAAGAGCCGTTGAGCCGTGGGCGATTGTTGCAGCTGGCGAGCCTTCTGCATCACAAGCGTCGATAATCAGTTGATCAAGACGACGACCTAGAGCGCTAGCAATAGCCTCAGATAATTCGCTTTGTTCGTCGAAGTTAACTTCTGCCTGATCAAAAATATCTGTATATTCTGGAGCGTTCCAGTTTTCAAGAGTACAGTTAATTAAGTCGTGAACTACGTCCATTGGAGTTACATCGGCCTGGCTAGGCTTTTGATTAGCCATACCTTTACCCATGTGACGGAATTTGTAAATATCGCCTACAACATTGTTACGAATTGTTACGGTGTTACGAAGTGAACCAGTACCCTGGAACTCTTGCAATACCATATCATCGAACTGCTGTTGAGCTGCTGCTGATAGAGTTTTAGACATTATGCCATCCTCAAAATCGTTAATAAAATAATTAAGCGATCCGGGTATCCACTAGGTGGGCCGATTCTAATGCTTTTCGTTGCATTGTTCCGACTACTTTAAGCGGGCCTCGTTTGAGGGTGTCCGATATTGGTAGTAAAAAGGCTGGCCCCCTGGGGAGGGGCCAACAATAAAGGCCGTTTCCTAAGCCATTGAAGGTAATATAGTCAAACTATTGTCTAGTGTCAACTATCCGACTACAGTTTGTTTCGGCGCTGATCCATAGAAATCATTATAAGCCTTATCAACCTTAGCTTTATAAGTTGGGTCGATGCTCATTAACCTATGGCCATTCTCATCCTTTTTAGCCGCCATTTCTTTCAGTGACTCGGGGGTTACACCGGTTTGCCCTGGCGTGAAATCACCAGGATTAGGTAATTTATGGCCCTTAGTTAAGCCCATCATTGCCTCTAATACCTGAACGCCGGCCGCTGTGCTAGCTACGCCACGAAACGCCTCGTATTCTTCTGTGCTTAGATTAGCTGTGCCGAAGTCCGCTAGATTTTGCAAACGTCGATCAGCATTATCGCCCAGGGTTTTCATTTCTGTATCGGTGCTAGTTTGATTTAACTCAGCTTCACCAGCAATAAAAGCATGAAGTAAACCAGTAACATGCTCCTGACTTAAATTCTTTTCTTTTGCATAAGCCAAAACTTTATTAATTGACGGGTTGCCCTCAATAAATTCACCATCAACACCCTCAGGCATAGTTAACTCGTAATCACCTTCTGGTGCACCGGTTAACGTGGACGATTCACCTAGCTTCTTTTCAAGGTCGCTATAAGCTTTAGCCTGGTCCTCAACGGTTTTGTATTTGTCCTTTTTAAACCATTCTTGATCGCCGTCGCCGCCCGATCCATCACCAGCGCCATCGCCATCACCGGATCCATCGCCGGCACCATCACCGCCGTCGCCTTCGCCACCAGATTTTCCAGCTGGTAACATTGATCCATCACCGCCGCCACCTCCGCCGCCGCCATCATCGTCACCGTCGGCCATTGAGTGGATTTTAAATAACCAGTACTTATCTATTTTCATTATGGGTTTCTCCAGGGTAGAGAGTTAAGAGCCTTCTGCAAGCTCGATGTTTAAAAGAATTTGACGGACCATATCAGCGCGGCCCTCTCGAATACCTGCCTCGAATTGTGTCGCGCTAGGTGTTACCGTCGGTTTTAAAAGTGTTTGTTTGATCATAATGCCTAAGATTGTAGATCCAGCATCATTTTGGACGAAAGCCTGGTGAAATAAACTAGCCAGGCTACGGCCTTCTTTTTCCTGTTCCTTTTTTATTTCGTCAAAGGCAGGGCCATCTAGATCCAGAGCGCTCCAGCCCTGGATCTTTTTTAGTAACTCTTGTGATTTTTCGTTCATTGCTGTCCTTCCGCCGCGGCTGCTTGTTGTTGTGCGAGCATACCTGCTACCATTTTCATCATTTCCTCACGCTCAGGCTTTGTGCGCTGGAGGTCCTGAGGTATTCCAAGCTTGTCACCTAAGTAACCAGGAATATCCTCGATCTTAACGCCTAGGGCTAAAACTTCTTGCCCTAGTGGGGCTAGTCGCTCCATGTATTGATCATAAGCCATCAGATCCTCTTGATCCTGAGCTCTTGATAATGGGCTGGTGTGCTTGATTGTTACTTCTTTGCCATCGATACGAATATCAGGGATCTTTCCAAGCTTAGCCAGGATATGTATACCCCGCTTCATAACCTTCTCGACGAACTCAGTCTGTAAGCGACCGAAATCTGAGCCGCTATCCATGATAAATTCCTGGCCTCTCATGGATATCTCTGTCGCCGATTTAACCGGTTGGTCAATATCACCGAAAGGCGCCGCAAATAACGCTGAATTAATATTTTCACGCAGATCCGACAAGATAAGCTCGGCCACGGAAAAATCACCGGACCGCTCAAGCGCTCGAAGTGAGGGATTAGCATTATCATTAGACTCGACCGGTATAACAGTTCCAGGGGCCACTCTCATAGTCCAGGGATTCATTACGCCGTCACTGGTGCCAGTATAAACGCCAGATATTGCCAGGGCCGCATTACGCAGCACAAACTCGACAACTTTATTTGCTGTCAAGATATCCGGTAGTATGTTCATTACTCGACCGCGGCCTAACACTTCGCCAGGGACAACCATTTCACGGAATATAATCCAGGGGCTAACCTCATAGTCAGCCAGGTAAACTAAATGCTTATCTTCTTCATATATCACAACATGGTAATATTTTTCTGATTTAGGCTCATATACAGTCCCCTCGGTAAATTCGATCTCTCCAGTTGGGTTATCCTGGACCATTTTTTTAAGATTTTCATTTAGGTCCGCGTTTTTCCAGATACGATCGATTAACCTGGCAGCTACTTTGTATTTACGCCAGTTAGTTTCGATTGTTCCACGTGGCCCCTCCTCGGGATTGATCTCAGCCAGTGGAATAGCATTAAAATGAAACGCGCTATCCCCTTCGCCTTCTTCCATTGTGAGGGTGCCGGTTGATATAGCTAGATCCAGGAATGATTCGTGGGCCTGTTGTGCATAATTAGAATGATTTAAGTGATCAAAGAAAATTTCTGTAATATTATCAAGTTTCTTTTGCACTTCTTCATGGTCTTTTTCAGGTACTTCGCTACCAGGTGATAATATTGTCCACTTGCGCCAGGCCGGGGTTAATGTTGCTTGTGTTCTACTGGCAAATTTCTTTACACCAATAACGGCCGTTGAATCGTAGATATCTAAATTCTTTTTCTGACCTGGTGAATAACTGTAAAAGGTTTCGCGGTGAGGTATCGCATATCGATAACACTCGCTTAGATGTGATTCCCATGGCTGTTTCCTGGCCACAGCTGCAGCACATCGTTTTATTAACCCACTGATATCGCCCAGCGCTGGCGGTAATGTAAAAGCCATTATCCTAAAGTTTCCTTAACGCCGCGCTCAGATCCAGAAATTAAAGAAGCTCGGCCGCCCTGCTTACGAACTAAAGCTGATTTTCTGGCTGATTCTTCGGTTTTTAATCGTTTGATTTCGTCAGACTGGTGGCGTTCAGCCTCGAGCTGTTCATCCGATTTCTTCGGCATTTTTGGCGAGTGAAAGAGAGTTGTCATTCTAGCCTCCTAAATATTTATGTAATTGCCTGGGGGTAAAAATCCACCATGCAGATATCCCTAACAATGATTTTACTTGTTCAACACACGTTATCCAAGTAGGTAAGGGAGCCCGCCATCGGTTAATCTTGCGCCTGGCGCTTACCTGAATTATATCTGTATATCCTGTATCTGCAAGCGCGACGCGGATATCCTGGTCCATTATGGGTAAAATAGCCATATCTGAGTAACCTAAAGCCGGATAATACGCCATCCAGGCAAAGCCGGACCATTTAACCGCGTAAACGTGAGAATAATCTTTATCGAGAAATGGGAGCGCTACCGAGGACCTGCAGAATACAATATAAAAATCAGCGTATGATTTGCCATGTAGCAAGGTTTCTCGTTTATATTCTGCTAGGGGCATTATCCGAAAGGGCTCCAGTCGTTGGTTGGTGTAGCTTGAGCGCCCATTATAGGCGCTTTAGGTATTGGTTTCATTAGTTCATCTTTCCAAGCTACTGCCATCATTCTAAAGCTATCAGATCCACCAGCGGCCCAGTTATGTATCGGCTCCAGGCTAAATACTTTAGTTTCCTCATCATACTTGTAGCTGTAATCAGTTAAGCACGTGATACCTGTTTTACATTGCGTCTCATCAAACGAGCAGCGGGAGATAAACGCTTTCGCCGCTTCGATCCCGTCAGCCTTTGGAATATTAGGAACCTGTTTAAATGTAATCCCAGCCGCTTTTGCTGTGTCGATTCTCTTTTTCTTTGAGGTCCATTCTCTAACTTGGATATCGTGGGGAGCCCAGTGAAGCCCGAAGCTAACGTCGCGCTCTTTAGCCCAGGCGTTAATATAAGCGAGATAATGAGGTAGGCCCTCGTCGTCATTTTCATAGTAGTGCACAACCCTTGCCTGGCCGTCCACCAATTGGGCGAACCATATAGTATTTTTATTTGCTGAGCCTTTTGATACGCCAATATCCCAAAATGTGGAGACTGGTATGCCTGGCGTTACTGGAACATGCTTAATTCGTTTCTCTTTCCAGGCTAATTGTATTTGTTTGCCGAATATAGAGCCCTTGTTATAAGCATCAAAACTACAATAAAACTCCTGTTGGATCATTTCATCCGACATACCAGCGTCACTCTCTGCCTCTACAGCTGCGAGCGGGATCGCTTTGGTGTCTGTTACCGTGAGTAATTGCTGAAACCAGCCAGAGCCATCCTTTTTAGCTAGGGTCTTGGCTTGCTCATTCATGTGATAGCCGTGGTTCTTACCTCGAGGCGTGTATTCAAAGATAGCCCAGCCATCATTCTCCGCCAGTATTGGCCTGAAATAGTCCCAGGCCATTGGATTTTGCAAGCTGTACTCTGAGAATACTATCCCTATAGGGTTGGTTCCCATCATGGCATCGTAACTATCTGAGCCGCCTAACTGGCAGATTGATCCATTTATAAACTCTACCGTCATTTCAGTATTGTTTACATTAGCGATCAATGCCTCAGGGAAGTGATCCAAAAATTTAACACCGGGTATGATCTCGCCAGTCTTAGGATCTTTCTGCTCTTTACCTATACCCTTCCAGATTACTTTCCTGGCCTGGGTTTGTTTAGGCAGTAGATACAAATAATAACCCTTGCGCTCCACCATTTTAGATATTAGTAGATTGACACAAGTTTTATCTTTACCAGCGCGACGATGCCACACCAGGACAATACGCTTAACCGCTTCGGCTAGCGGGTTTAGTTTTATGTCAGGGAAGAACGCATCCCATACAGGCACTTGATAGGCCCTAGCCTGGTATAGATATGGAAGTGTTATTCCTTCGCTGTCATTAGCTGAGATATCATCGATAAGGCTATGGCCGCGCATAACCTCATAATGATCATCATAGGCGTAGAGCTGATCCCTGCTATCATCAGGTATAAATTGTGATACGTGGGCGCTCATAAATTCATAATTCTGTTTTGCGCTATATCAAAATATTCTTTAATTTTCTCAATACCAATAAAATTACGGTTTAAATTTTTACAAGCTAAGCCAGTGGTACCGCTACCCATAGCAAAATCCAATACTTCGTCATGGGGGTTCGTGTATGTTTTAACCAAGTACTCCATAAGCTCAATAGGTTTTTGCGTTGGATGAAGGCGAGAATGACCTTTATCTGGTTTAATATGCTGGATACTTCTTGGGTGCCGCTCAGTCGAATCATATAAAACTTTTTTTATAGGCTTTCCATATACATCGCTCCCTATCTCTTTTCTTCCGGCTGTTTTTCTTTCGTGCCCCGTGGTTTTCTGAGGATTATAAGTTGGTAATTTCTTGTAAAACACCAATATATTCTCATGCGCTTTCAATGGCATCTTATTGGCATTAAAAAATCCAGTAGCAGTAGATTTTTCATATATCCACTCATATCTCAACATCGGTAAATTGCTGCAGCCAAGCACTTTATCAAATGGCGTTTGAGCTGTTAAAATAATAGCTCCATTAGGTTTTATGATGCGTTTTAACTGATTCCACATAAGTGGCAAATCGATAACTGAGTCCCATTTACATTTGGTTGTTCCATAAGGTGGATCAGCCAAAACAAGATCAATAGATTCACTCGGTATATACTTCATTTCTTCTAAACAATCGCCATGAATAAGCACTATTCATTCCCCAATATAGCCAAGGCTCTAGCTTCGCCCTCTGATTCACAGATACAAACAAATTCGCTGTGCATAAAATACTTAGATAGAGACGGCTTAGTCTCTTCATTTATTGGCACCCACTCAAACACGCACCAGCTATCTCTGCCTGTGCTAAATCTTGCATACATCATCGTGCACCCTCAAAAGTTAAATCTAGATGCACTTGTGGCGCCTTAGCTTTGTTGCTTTCTTTAAACATGTTTTTAATTTCTGCTAATTTAGTTAATGCGGCTACCTTAGGGTGAAATTTAACCTCTATCTCAGTGGTTTCGTATTCGTCGCCGCCTTCGCTTATGTTTACTGTTCGCTTGCTCTTTACTGACATAATCGCCCTTCTGGCCCAGGGAGGTATCTGGTCTAGGTCCTTAACAGTGACAATTCCATCCTTAATATCAAATACATCGATTGGATCTACAAACGCGATCGATGCAAACTCAGCTGTTATTCGCTCGGCCCTGATATCAAGCTTGGCATTCATCATTGATCTGTAATAATCAACTCTCTCAGCTACATGAGGTCGCTGTAATGCCTGGGAGGCAAGCTGCCTATTGTTTTGTCCGTGATCTGCATAGCCAGCAACCACATAATTTTGCTGTAGAGTATTAGTCGTTAATACATAAGCCCTTGCTAATGCGTCCTCTTTAGGAGAACAATCAAGATGAGTTTTAACTTTAGCTAATTTCTTGGCCATTAATGAATTATAACCCCTGTTTTACTTCTCTGCTTTTTAAGTGCTTCACGTATGCGGAGCCTTAGCATTTCAGTCGCGCCAGATTTCTCAATGGCTTGATCCTCTACCCACTTCATTAGGTCGAGAAAACTATTTATATCCTGACCACCTGTTTTCCATATATGAGCCAGCTCAGCTACAGCCTCGGCTCCCTGGTCCAGCTTATCCTCTGAAAATAATTTAATACACTCTTGGAGTATATGGTCGAAGTTGTTGGCTTTTCTTAATAATTCCTTTTTCTTTTTGCGTTCGGCTTTCTTTACCCTAGATATACGCATCCTTTCTTTTTTAGCACGATCTAAATTATCAAATCCCCCTATGTTACGGCGGATCTCATCTTCTTCCTTACTCACTATTATCTCCTAATGGTGAAGGGGCGTTTAATATGCGATGCTTAAAAGCGTTTGCAGTTAATGATCCGTGACTTCTTGCGATAAGATTGGCGTGTATAATATCTCCAATTATTTCACGCTGCTGCTTTAGTAGCTCAGTGACTTCAATCTCTGTAAACTCACTTACTGGTTCAGCGTGGTAACTGTACCCACCTGAATAGCAGAATGTCCCACCTTCTTTAGATTGTATCAATTCAGCTCTACGCTTTAAGTTAGTCCCGCCATTCCAGACCCAACATAATATCCCGTCTTTGCTTGGTAATTTATTTTCCCAACTCATTATGTTAATTCCTTGTTTATAATCTCAATAACATCATCAATGGCTTGATTGTGAACAGGTATAGATTGCTCATACCCATAAACATCTTTCCTTCTTAATCCCTCAACCCGCTCAATTAACGAATCTCTTTTATCGTTAAGCCCTGCTTGATAGCCGCAGTCATAAGCTGTAGCTATTGCAAATGGCGTGTCAATAACTGTTGATGTAAGTGTGTAGCTGGTAGCCGTATCATCTTCATGGCTTTCATCGCTATCGCACCATACAATTTCACCATCTAAAGGAAATAAGAATATTTCTTTATCAGGCATATTATCTTTAGTCATATCGAACTCTAAAAAGGGATATCGTCGTCAAAAGAATCATCAACCGGGGCCTCTGGTGCCGGCTCGTTCGCTGGCTGCTGTCTCTGCTGTGGCGCCTGATCTCCATCATTTCGACCGCCCAGCATTTGCATTTCATTAGCGATGATCTTAGTTGTGTAGCGATCGTTACCGCTTTTATCCTGCCATTTTTCAGTCCGTAAACTGCCTTCGATATAAACTTGCTGGCCTTTCTTTAGATACTCGCCGGCAATTTCACCCAGGCGATTAAAGAACGTAATATTATGCCACTCGGTGCGTTCTTGCTTCTCACCGGTTTTTTTATCTTTCCAGCTTTCATTCGTAGCGATACTCATAGTGGTAACTGCGCCACCGCTAGGCATGTAGCGGGTTTCTGGATCTTTACCGCATGTACCAACTAAAATTACTTTGTTTATGCCTCTAGCCATTTCTAATCCCCATGTAATTACAAATTATTTCTTTTGCATCTAGCCAGTCATAACAAACATAGGTTAAATAACCATCGCTCTCCGCTTGTACGCTAAACTCGATTTGTTTTTCTGTTGGTTTATTTGGTTTTATTTTTAGCTCAATATATAAGCCGTGATACCCGCCCCTTGCTTTTGGGAGGAAGATATCTAATACGCCAGGTGTTAACCCTTGAGCCTTAAGCCGATTCATTTGCCGGCCGCGCTGCTTAGGTCCACCATGCAAAAAAGCCCCGTTAGGTATGGAGTGCATCCACTTTAGCTGTGGATAATTCTCCGCCCAACTGAATAGAGCTTTTTGATGGTCGTCCTCTAGGTGGTTATTCCGAGCCATTATCACCCTGGCCACGAATTAAAGCGATTAGCTCGGGCTTAGTGGTTTTCTTCAGATAGGATATGATTTCGCCTTCTTCTCGGCCATTGTTCAAGCCATCGATAACGAGCCTTAGATCCTTAACGCTTTGCTCCTCCAGGCTTTTTTCTGTTTGTGGCACAGTCTCGGTTTCAGTCGCTTCAACTTTAGGGAGTTCAACCCCAACCGATGGCATAATTAATAACTGAGCTACTGGCATTTGGGGGATAATTTCGATCATTCGCGGCGTACCGGGTGCGTTTCGGTTCCATAAAAGGATCTCGATCTCGCCCTCTTGGTCGCTAACTAATTCCATACCGCAAGCCAGAACCAAGCCCTCAGAATTGCGACCGCGCAAAGCTACAGCAAAGGCATGGTTATCTGTGTTAATAGCTATTCCGGTTTTAACCTTGAGGCGCTGGCCCTGGAATAACTTAACGACTTGAGGCACATCAGCCACTAGGATAATACTATCGCCCTGGATAGATTTTTCCTGAATTTCAGGTGTTCTACATTCGATTTTAAACATTCTTTTTATCCTTCATTATGGCCCATTGTTTACGGACCAGGGTTTTTAAATTAATTACAGACTCAGCGCCGTTTCGCTTTTCCCAGCGGCGTAAAAATTCTTTACGCTTATTGACTGGCCTGATTCTGCAGATATGACGCGCTAAACATTCTTTAAGCCACTCGGGCCCAGCTTTATCCATCAGGGAATAAAAGCCCCAATAAAGGCAGTTCTTTTTTGCTGGCTAGATGGATTTTTTTAGCTAATACACTGGAAGGCTTACGGATACCCATGCCTAATTGCTCAAGGTACATAAGCGAAGTGCCTACCTTTTCAGCAAATTCGGTGTTTTCTTCTTTTGTGTGGCGTCTAAGCCATTTTTTCATAATATTCATGCCGCTAAATATAGCATAAAGATATCGAATATAGCAAGCGGCTAAATTAATTTAGTTTAATTACTTGCTATTTGTATAGCTAGTTGCTATATTAGTGGCGTAGGTTAATTTTATTGGAGCTAGTTATGATTTTATTTGTTTGCTGCGTGGTTCTGTTTGCCGTAGTGCAGAGCATATACCTAGCTAAATACCCAGTTAGTGAAGATTTCGGATCGAGTAAGTTTTGCGGTTCCGGGGTTAATGATTTTGATTCTTACTATTGTGGAGGTGATGCGTGAAAACTCAAGTGGTTACAATCTTCGGCAAAGAGGTCGAGGTCCAGGTATTGAAAAGAGATAAGTTTAGTATGGATGTAATGCGAGTTGACAATAAAAAGTGTTATCGAATCGCTGGTCTATCTACTGGATTTAAGCAAGTTAGATTATATCGAGAAGGCGAGTAAAGTGGAATATTTAGTTATCAAAGCGTTCGACATTGCTACTTTTGCCTATAACGGCTTAGTGGATAAATCTGGTGTTGATTATATTTATCACCCTTTAAGTGTGGCTAGGAAAGTTTCTAGTTTAGGTGATGAGTATGAGGCTACTGCTTTATTACACGATGCGATCGAAGATAGTGAGTTAGATGCTGAGGAATTGATCAACATGGGTATGCCTGGTGTTGTGGTTAATGCTGTAGTGATATTAACTAAAAAGCCTGGTGTTAGCTATTTGGATTTTGTTAGATCGATTAAAGATAGCGGGAACGTGATGGCTATTAAAGTTAAGTTAGCGGATCTTGAGGATAACATGGATTCATCTAGAGGTTATAAAATGCCTGAGAGTATGGCGAAACGATATGCGAAAGCGGTTGAAATTTTAAAAGAGTAACCTTTTTAGTTGTAATCTGTATAGCTATTTGCTATATTACAGTTGCTGGTTAATTAATTGCGAGGGTTTAAAAATGTCTAATTATGTTTCTTGTGCTGATACTGCGAAGTTAATCCGTAAGGCTTTAAAAGAGTCGTTCCCAGGGGTTAAGTTTTCAGTTCGTTCTAAAACTTATTCGGGTGGTGCGTCGATTAACATCGGTTATGAAGATGGTCCTACTAACGATATGGTTAAAAGCGTTATCTCTCCGTTTGAAGGGGCTTATTTTGATGGCATGATCGATTATAAAGGATCTTGTTACGCTTCGTTAGATGGTGAAGTGGTTAGTTTTGGCGCGGATTCTATCTTCGTTGAACGTAGCGCCAGTGATAGCTTGGTTAATGAGGCCATTGATGCGGTTGTTGCTGATATGCCAAACAACTTTAAAAATGATGGTGTTAGTTTTAGGCCAAAATTGGAAGCTTACAGAAAAGGCTTATTATATAACATGCAGGTTTGTGGTGGTTTGTATTTTGAGAATAGCGTCCAGGCCATGATCGGAAATAAGGTTAGCGAAATTTATTATGGTGGCCAAGCTGCTAAGTCAGAAACTTTAGATAGAGTTAAGTTTTTAGGTAGTGATGGTTATTCGGCAAGTCAAACGGCTATGGGTATCGGTGCTGCTCCTGGTCGTTCGATGTAAACTAGCATTAACTAGCAAACTGCTATATAATAACCATTGCGAGGTGGAAATGAATTTCAGGAAACTAATTACAGGCACTATCCCATTAACCAATAATAGCCGGCGTTATATATGGGCGCTAGCCTGGCGTCGTGCTACTGGTCTGGAGCCTATTCCACCAGGGCATAAAGTTATGGGCTGTCGCGTTTGCCATAAACCGATTTGGGTTAAAAAAGATTTAGAAATTTCACCTCTCGATATTACATGCTCAGCTGATTGTTATATGCAATTAGAGAAGCTTCGTTTAGATAAACACTGGAGTTAATTATGAATAAAGAACTAAAAGCCGCACAAACTGGGAAAGTGGTCACAATAAATCCCGCTGCCCAGGTAATGCAATCACTAACCAGCGCCCTCGAGTCAGGAAGCCTTACACCTGAATCGCTTACAACGGTTTTAGATGCCCAGGAGCGGATACTGGACCGCCAGGCTAAACAAGAGTTTTCGATCGATATGGCTAAATGCCAATCAAAAATGCCGGAGATTGTTAAAACAAAATATAACACTCAAACAGACAGCGCCTATGAAGATTTAGGAGGCTTAAACAAAGTTATATCACCAGTCTACACAAAACATGGCTTTGCTGTTTCCTTCGGTATGGATAAGAGCGACTTCGATAATATGATGCGAATCACGGCCGAAGTATCTCACAAGAGCGGATTTTCAAAGAACTATTATTATGATCTACCGGTGGATAATGTGGGGATAAAGGGATCTGTAAATAAAACCGGCGTTCACGGTTCCGCGTCAACTGTTACTTATGCGCGTCGATACTTGTTAAAAATGATATTCAACCTAATAACGTCGGATGATATCGATAACGACGGCAATGCACCCGAGCCGATCGAGTTATTAAGCGAGGAGCAAGTTAACCAGATCCACGCAAAGATAACAGAAAACGAGATCCCTATGGCTCGGATGATGGAATGGGTTAAACAACAAATTAAAGTTGATACCCTAGAGGATATTCCAGAATCTTGGTTTAGTGCGGTAGATAAGCGTATCGACTCAGCTATAAGGGCGAAAAAATGATTATACACGATATAGAGCAAGGCACCGAGGAGTGGCACACGTTACGCGCTGGGATACCTACGGCCAGTTGCTTTTCTAAACTGGTAACGAGCTCGGGCGCGGTTAGTAAATCGATGCCTGAGTATGCCATGACGTTAGCGGCTGAAAAATACGCTGGCAAGGTCCTGGATGGCTTCCAGGGTAATAAATACACCGATCGCGGGCACGAACTGGAGGAATCTGCCCGCCTAGCTTATTCGATGGATAGTGACCTTGACGTTGATCAAGTTGGCTTCATTACAAATGATTTAATGCAGTACGGCTGCAGCCCTGATGGATTAGCCGGCGAGGGCCTGGTTGAAATTAAATGCCAGATAGCAAAGGAGCACGTTAAAACGCTCATGTATTTTGATAAGCATGGAAAGGCTCCGACCACTTATATCCCACAGGTACAAGGCCAAATGTTTGTTACTGGTCGCCCCTGGTGCGATTTAACTTTTTATCACCCTGATTTGCCTATGAGAATAATCAGGATAACACCGGATCAATTAGTAGTTGATACGTTAAAAAAGCAGCTCAAAGCCGTTGAGGCTGAGAGAAATATCATTTTAAAATTATTAAATAAATAGGAGCCTAACATGGCCGCAAAGAAAACCCCTGAAACTCAAACTAAAAAAAACCTGATTAATTTAGGTGTAACTGATCAAAAGCTCAACGAGCTAAAGAAAAAGTTTAAAAAAGTACCGGACGCCACAACGGCCGACGGCTACCAGTTAATTGTATCAAACGTCGGCGAGCTCCGCACGTTATGGAGCGCTGTGGCTAAAGAGCGCAAGATCCAAACAGCTGAGGCCCTGGAGCACCAGCGCGGCGTTAATGCCGAGGCCAAGCGTGTAACTGAAATCCTTAAATCAATAGCTCAGCCGATGGTCGATGCTCGCGCAATTGTGGACCAGGCAAAAGAAGAAGCTGAGCGCCGGGAACGTGAAGTAGAACAAGCGCGTATCCAGATAATTGAGGACCTTATCGCATTAATGCGTAACAAGGTTAACGGGTTACTCAATGCCAGCACAGAAATGATCAAGGAACGCTTAAAAGTTGTAAACGCTCTGGAAATCACTGAGAGAATATATCAGGAATTTCTCGAACCAGCACAATTAGCTTTTAACCAGGTTAAAGATGATCTAGAGAAAGCACTAGATGCCCGTATGGATCTGGACCGACGTGAAGCTGAAAGCAAAGAGCAAGCGGAAAAACTAGCAGAGCAACAAGCTGAGCTTAAAAAAGGCCAGGACGCTCTCGCCGCTCAGCAACGTGAAGCGGATCAAAAGGCCGAGGATAAACGCAAAGCTGATGAGATTGAATTTAAAGCCGTTGAGGAGGAGCTGCGCATTAAAAAACAAGCTGAGGCCTTGGCAAAACAAAAGAAAGCGGACGAGAAGCGACGTAAAGCCCTGGCCCCTGATTATAAGAAGATGGACGAGTACCTTGATCAGGTTATAGCAGTAATCGATAACCAGCCTAAATTAAAAGATAAAGGTTTAACTGCGGCACTAGCTAACTTTAGTCTGGATGCTTTAAAGGTAATTAAAACCTATCGAGCTGAGGATAAAAAAGTAGCGTAATAGAAGAAGCCCTCAGATAGAGGGCTTCAATTTTGGAATTGACCTTGGGGAAAATTCCTGTAGTCTTGACCTTGCGAGGGGAACAAAACTACTGGTGTAGCTGAGAACAATTATCTTTGTTTTCTCAGTCTACGTCAATAGTTTCGTTCCTTATTCGCCAAATTCAAACAATTTGGAGATATTACCGTGGAAAATGAAACATACGAACAACAAATGAACGACTCGAATATGATTTGCAAGCAAATGGAAGCAGCAAATTACGACAACTTTGCAGAAGTACAGAGGGCTATCGTCATGCTGTACGTTCCTGATATGAGTATTTCAAGGGCTGGGATATCTCACGCGCTCAAACATTTAGAAAATAATCTATTCAAAAAATAAACCAGCTATACAGGACGGGTATACCAACGGCACTGTATAACTGCGTGAATAGAACAATATACAGATTTAAGAAAGTGGACGAATTTATATATTTCCCGTTTGAGACCGACGGCAAAACCATCTAAGCGGATACGTGGGTGAGTTTGACTAGCTATCAGGATGATAATAGTTGTGGATAATAAGATATATAAATAGGTTATGGATGATTTAGCTTTAAATGATAAACGAAAGAACTGTAGGAATCCCTGATTATTATATGGGTATCCCTTAAGGTCTATGTGCTGAGTATTGTCAAAATAAACTAGATAAAAAACTTATTGATTAACACGTAGCAACTTGCTATATTACATTTAACTTGCGAGGTTAAAAATGAATAACAGTTATCACAATACTAATAATCTTGAATCTGATGAGCTTGCTAAAAGAGATTGTTTAGCAATAACTCAGGAAGAAAAGATCCTAGCGCTATTTACTCGAACTAAGGACGATTTTACGCCCTCGGAGGTGCATAAACTTATCTTTAATAACAGTACGCCTATAACTTCCGTTCGTAGAGCCATGACAAACCTAACACGTGATAACCACTTGGTTAAAACTGATACCCAGCGTTTAGGTGATTTTGGAAATCTTTGTTATGCGTGGAGGTTAGCATGATTAAGGTAAATAATTACGAAGAATGGAAAAAACAAAATATCTCTGAAACTAAAAGCGATTCTGTTATTGAGTGCCCAAACTGTGAAAGCGGAACAGTTTATGGAACGTGCGATTGTTGCGACCAGGAAACAGAGCATACATGTGAGGAGTGCGACGGCGAAGGGAAACTAGAATTTTCAGAGCTATCTAATGGATCTATCGATTTATTACTTAGTCGAGATAACTATATCAATCAGATTAAAGCCGATATAGCCAAATATTGCGAATGGGTTGGCGCCGACAAAATAGAAATATTTATTGATTCTGGATTCACTCCCTGGAGCTCAGTCTATACAAAAGGATTACACATAAAGGAAGCTGAAAAATGAGCCAAGAAATGAAACTGCTTAGGCAATTAATGGACTTACAATTAACTTTTATGGATGTGTGTGGCTTCGATGTTGACTGGAACAATGATAAATGGGAAGTAACCCGACGCCAGAAGAAAAAGCGCGGCCCGGCTAAAACAAATAATAACTACACTAATGATTTTCTTGAAGCCTGGAAGCCATACCCTAAACGATCTGGTAATAACTCAAAGATTGAAGCCTTTAGAGCCTGGACCGCTAGAATTAACCAAGGACAAAAGCCTCAAGATATGATCGCTGGGGTTAATCGATATGCTGCTTATATTATCGTGACCGGTAAAGAAAAAACGGAATTTGTTTTGATGGGCGCTACATTTTTTGGGCCTTCATTGCCTTATATGGAGGATTGGGCCTTGCCAGCAAAGAAGGTTATCAAAATTAAATTACCGTTTAGTGATGATGATCTGGAGAAATTTGCCAAGGCTAATGATTTGCCTGGCCCTGGCGTGGGGGTAAATTACTTTGATTATCGTAAAAAGTTACAAGGCTTATTAAATAAGAGAGCGAACCTGTGAAAGCTTTTTTTAAAAAATCAGCTAACGGCGGCTTTTATCCCAACGATGAGGAGACTCAGAAATATTTTAAGAATCGTAAGCCTGGCGTGGTTATTGTCGCCGAGGTGAAGATCGCCAGGAACTACGGGAACCATTGCCGTTTTTTTAAGTTTCTCGAAACGACGTTCGATATGCAAGATTTTTACACCGAAGAAAAGCATTATCGTAAATGGTTAACAATGAAGTGCGGATATTATGACGCGATTGTTACACCTAAGGGCGACACGATCTTCGTAGCTCAGTCTATTTCGTTTGAGAATATGGAGGAGCCAGAATTTAAAAAGTTATTTAGTTCGGCTATTAATGTATTTTTAAAGGAATTTGGCCAGGGCATGACTGAACAGGAAATTTTAAGGGTTATTGATTATGATTAATGTATTGATTATGTGTGATGGAGAATAGATATGGTTAAACCAGAAAAGTATAGTTTAAAAAAATGGCTTACTGAAAATATCGTAGTTGGGTTAAGGGTTTATTACTATCAAACAGGCACGGATACATCCGATACTGATTGGGAGCTAACACCGGCTGAAGGCGCAAAAAAACGAATGAAATCACATAGCGTGATTGATCTTGTTGATTTGCGCCCTGATTGGGTCAGGGTCTTACAGGTTAAAAGCTTTGTCATAAAGGAAGTAGATGATTACAAGAAATTTGAAAAAAAAGAAAAGAAGGATTTAGCTGAATTTGAGAGATTGAAAGCTAAATTTACTTAACCACCTAAACCCATTAACGTGTGATATTGGAGAGAGATTATGGAATTATCTGAAACAGTAAAAGCAAAGCTTGCCGAGTTTGTAGAGGCGATAGCTGAAGAGAGTTTAAATGGTATGCCAGCGTTATTGGCTAATTGCCTATATGTCAATCTTGAGCGTGAAACTATTAAGCAGCTAGAAAATATTAAACAAGAGTTTGAATAACTGCATAACCCCATTAACGTGTGATATTGGAGAGATTATGAGTGATAAATATAAACTGAGCAGTAATTTAAAGTGGACATGGATTTTCAATGTTGTTCTGTTTTTCATTGGGATTATTTTTGACAGAGAAATAGCTATAGCAGCCAGTGTAATAATATTTGTAATAATTAGCATTTCAATAGAAATTCTTGATGCGATACATAACCCAACCAACAACCAATAAGAGGGCTATGCCTTCGAGGATTTGAATATGAGTAATTTAATGCCTGATGAAGTGGCACAAAAAATAGTTAGTAATCCGAACGGATATACAAATGAGTCTGTGTTTTTAGCAGAAGCTTATCTTTGCGTGATGGAAATGAATATTCAAGACCATGAAAAAGAAAACGAGCCAAATGAAGAGCATAAGCATTTATTTAGGTTTTACAATGTAAGTTCTTATGAAGAATTGGCAACAGTCCAAGATGAGCATATTGGTAGACTTCAAAAGAAAATACCGAAGATACGAAATACAGAAGTTAATACAAGTAATTTAAGGCAGGGATAACCTTATTAATAACCAGAGATAGAACAAGACAGGTTCAGCGTATTTTTGAATGTGTTGTTATGTGATTACGGAGTGAAAGATGATGGGAAACCGAATAGCAGTAATAACTAAATGAGCAAGCTAACAGAATCCTCCAGGGATAAAACCTGTATTAAGTGCGGAGCTGAGGGAGCTTACTCATGCCATTACAATGGACCACGCCAGCACGACTACGGCAAGGGTAGAGGTATTAAATGCCATGATATAGTTACAGCTGAGTTCTGCCACAGTTGCGATCAGGAATTTACCGAGGGATCCACCAGCCACCTATGGGCCAATAAATGGGAGCGCTCGGAGGATTTTTTACATTATGTTACATTAACTAATATTAGACGATACGAGGACGGGGTATTTAAAAAATGACTAATGAACCGAAAGACTACGTTGCCAGTGAGCCAGAAATAAAAGAGCTTTGCCATTCAGGAAAAATATTATGCTGGCTTGCGGCATTGTCCGGTGGCTGGCTTATTTTTTATTTTATTTATTACTTATTTAGATCGATTTTATCAATGCTGAATATTGGTTGAATTAATTATACCAGTAAGCGTATCAACCCTGCGATATGTATCAATAATATCAATATAAGTTTTATCAGATACGCACTCGCCTAAATTAGCTTCAAGCTGTTTTTCGGTGTAGTTGTTTAGTGGCGGAGGTGACTGTAAAGGTACTGCAATCCGTTTAGGCTCACAGCAACTAGCTAATAGTACGGCCATTACGAGTAATAGGCTTATTCTCATCGTTTAACCCTCTGATTAGAGCTTCCGTTGCATTATTGGATAGCTCAGTAGCTGCTTTTTCATCTGCCAACTCATCTTCTACTCGTTCTTTCTTTTTACGCTGTAGAAGTCCATAAAATAAAGCCGAAATAAAGGCAGAAATAAAAGCTAATATAGCTAATAATTTACTTTTCACCAACTGCGCCCTTGGTGCCCTGCCTTAATACCGCGAAGATAACGCCAATACAAATAAATACAATCCCATAATAATCGCCTAACTGCTCTCGTAACATAGGTAAATTCTGCTCGATAACACCGAACGCAATAACTAAACTAGCTGTGTCAAAAGTTCGTGATTTTTTTATAAAGCCTGAGTATTTCATATTTAATCTTCTTATATAGTGATGCAAAAAAAGCAAATATAGCCGCTAAAATTCCAGCCGTAAAGTTGGTGGCTTCGGTTGCTTTGGGATTACTGCTGTAACGACCTCAATATTAGATAACTCTGATTCAATACCTTTAACCGCTGCCTTAACCGCGTAGTATCTCGTATCGCCATCAACTAAACCATGAGTATAAATAAACTCATTAGCGCATAACTCTGATTGTGGGATAGGTTTCCAGTTAACTTTATTTATTGACTCATAAAATAAGATTGTTATCTGGTCGTTAATATCAGAATTATCAATATACTTAGCGGGTGCGTCACAATTTAACGTAATCGTTGTGTTAACTGCAGGGTTAATCTCTACAGCTAATACAGAAAAAGGCAACAACATTAAAAGTAGTTTTATCATTTGCTTAACTCCCGGTTATTTATCTCGTCAACTTTATTGCGAATATATTTAAAATTATCCCGCATTTCGTTTTTCATTTCATTTATATCTTTATCTTTTTGCTCCGAGCAATTCGCTATCTCTTGCTTCATTTCAGCCCATGACGGGCTTTCACGCCTAAGAGCCTCGACTGTTTTATGGTTTACCCATATTAACCTCATCACCCACGTAGCCGCCGCTATTGCGGTAGCGTAAACGTAACGAATTTCCTCAGACATAACTTAATCCTTATTATTGTTATTAGCTATTAATTATTTGTCTCTGGAGTCTCATATAAAAATTTGGCCTCACCTATTACTTTTGATACCGCGTCGCTATGATCATCATTATAATAAAACTCTAATTTTCCGCCATCTTCCGAAAACATGGGCCGCAAATTAATATCCGTCGTAAACTCTTGCTCAGGTTGAACCTCATGATCGACGACCATATCAGTGATAACCATACTGGTATCTTCGATAAATACATGGATAGCTGAGTCGCCGTTAGGCTCGGCGTCAAATCTCCAACTAATAGACGTGTAATAAACATCCTGCATTGAAAATATCCCGAACATTATATCCGAGTAAGTATTATCAGCAGGAGTTGCTGGTAATGCTATTGCAGTTGATTCATTTGGAGCAGTAAAAGCAAAACCGTTACTATAATATTGGTGTGAAAAGGATGTATCCGGACCATATACATTAACATCGGTGTCAATGTATTCTAATTGTATTATGTAATAATTATCTGGCGTTAATAACGGATTATTTGGAAGTGCTTTATTTGTACCGGCTGTAAATTCATGGATATGGTATACGCGTTTACCTCCTAGCAATGGCTGTGCATAACTTGCGGCTAATGCGGCGCCAATAGTTACATATTGATTACCAGAATCAATACTTGTAACACCGGCCACAGGAATTGAAGTACCCATATCCCATAACTTGATTCTTATATCGCCTGGTGGCGGGGTTGCGATAAGATTATCAATAATAGAAACCTTGCCGCCCTCAGCGTCATCAATCCTAAATCCTATTTTAGTGATAGCCGTAACATCGGTAGTTCCTCCGCCATCCTCAGACATCGATGCTTCGCTTACTTCGTACTTACCCCAAATGTTTTTATCTTTTTGAGCTAATTGAGCGCTCTTTGTATTGGTTCCATCCCCTATAAATACACTTACTTTAAATTTATCAAATTCTTTATCAAAATAAGCATCAAAGCTGCCTGTAAAATCAGTGTAATCCGTAGATGTAATTGTGTTAACCCATTCATCATTTAAGACAGTCCCTAATAGAGACATTGCTTTGTCTCCGGTTTTTACAATAGTTTCCTCAAGATCTGCTTCGTTAGTTCCTGATTTTACCCACTCAACGCGCAAAGCCGTGGTATTCGCATAACTTTCAAAATTATCTAAAGAAATACCGGCGGCACTTTCAAGCGTCAACATCAAAGCCGAGATATTATCCTTACTTGCTTGAAATACTTGGCCGACTATATTGGATGATGTAACGACGCTCTGAATTTCGCGTGAGCTTTCAACTTGCTCATTTAATATTCTTGGAATAAAAGCGATCTTATTCAAATTACCTTTTGATATGGTTGAGGATCCAGTATTAGAGGTAAGCCTAGTGAATGTTTTAGGCACGCCGAAAGAAGTCGTAACAGGGTAAGGATTATCGCGTGTTACATAATCGTCGTCTTTTGGTCCAATCTCTAGGCGCCCTAAACTGCTAGCATTAAGACTAAACGAAAGAATTAAAAATAATAAAAATAATAGTTTTTTCATGGTTCACCTATGGATTAAAAATTATAATATCGCCCTGGCGTGGTTCATAATCTACCTCGATATGATTCCAGCCGGGCGTATGATCTATCCCCTCCATACGAATTATGTACGGGAATTTTTCTTGGTTATTCAGAATATAAAAATAAGCTTCCGCAGCTAAATGAAATTTATATTTAGTGTCTGCGGTCCCGCCAAACTTATGGCCGGAGAATTTAGCCCCGATATCGCCATCAGGTCGTAAACATGAGCTTTTATATTTTCCGCCATAGTGCCAGTTATTAACGGTTACAATTTCCTCCTGGTCGCCAGGAAGCGCGTAACTAAGCTCCGTTTTAATGGTTTCCAGGGTAGGCACAAGCATAGGATTTAAAAATGTCTTAGCTCGAACACCTATCGCAGGGTGCTTATAGATATCAGGGTGGACCAATTCACGCAAATCAAAATGTTTTGATATTTTCATATTATTAAGAATTAGTTGAGCGCGTTACTTCTACCCATCCTGGAATGCTCGAATCAAATTGAATGATAAGCCTATCACGCGTATTAGCGTGAGCAAAATCACCGGCTAAGTAACAGTTTCCGGTCCCGTCTTTAATTGTCGCAACTCTACCGTTGGCCGTAGAGCTTAAGATTAATATTTGGCCATCTACGCCGCCATTTATCGTGTCTATATCATCGGTTCCAGCAAACGCCTCTGTATCAATAACATGGGAACTATCTGAAATAGTAAGAACGCCAGAAACCGGCTTTATAACTGTATCCTGTGACGGAATAATTAAGCCAGGCGCAGATAATCCCTCGCTCATATTAAGCTTGGCAAACGAATCCCCTGGCTGATTTGTTATTGTTGCAAATGTGTCGCCAATCACCAGCGCGTTTGGTTCAGAATTTAAGTTTATTTCAATCAATAAGCCGGAGGATACGCCGCTGGGATTGTATATAGACGTATAATTTGAGTCCGTACAATTGATATCATATTTTCCAGAATCCAGTGTTCCGCTGTTTCTCTGATAGTCTTTAATCTTTGTATTTTGACAAAGATAACCGGCTTGCCCGATCTCAATAACATGGTTAGTTATTGTTCCCATATCAAAACAGTGCATCCCGTCAATTATCGTATTAAAGGCTCTAGATATTCTTAGAACGCCACCGTGACAAACTTCTGGCGCTGATAACCTTATCCTGTTGTTATAATTGTAATCTGATGCAGACGTAGATAATAGCTGCATGTACGGCTCTGAACCGCATCTATCTGGACGTAAAATATCAAACTCATTAACGCTTATTAAATTGCTTGTGCTAGTCATATAAATAGCAGAAACAGTATGATTATCCATAATCGTCCAAAATAATCCCAATATACGATTAAAGAAAAAGCTAGTATCGTTATGGTTAATGATTGACTTCCCTGTTTCCTCTTGTTTAATCTTGGTTACTTTGAGGGTATTGTGATTAAACCAGCCCTGGAAATCAAAAACATGACCCCCGCCAACGCCCACCTGTATAGTAGCCACATCAAAATCCAGAGAATTAACTGGCGATGTTTGGCCGAAAATAAACATCGAAGTACCATCAACAAAGCTTTTGTTTTGAAGTATCGCTCCTTGAGGCGAAACCACTCTTTTTCCTGTTCCATCTTCCGTTCCGCCATCGATGGCTATCCCTTTTAATTCATAGATGTTACCGGGGGGAAAAAATATACTGTCATGCGCTGTTAAGGCTGCATTAACGGCGGCGGAATCATCGGCGCTACCATCGTCACCAACAGCACCGAATAATTTTACATTAGCGCTTTCAGCTACCTGTAAAACAGCGATATTATTATTTGCCAGCTCATGATCGCCGAACCCATCAAATGCTTGTGGCGCAACAATAATATAATTAGCGCCACCGCCATCCCCTACCGCATAATAACCTTTAGTGCTAATAGTTATCCCCGTAGCTGGCGAAAGCAACATCATAGCCGCCACTGTGTCGGCCGATGTGTCCGTTATAGCTGAATATGATACGGTTTGAGATGTATTTACTAACGCTTTAGCGGTTGGACTCCAAGTTAGATATTTATTTGCTTCTGGCTTAGGCCATAAGTTGCTAAACCCGGTTAATTGCTCAGACGCCTGAAACATTAAGCTACGCTGTTCCTGGTTCATTTCTACTTGCTGCATGAGCGTAATAATTTTATTAAGCTCGGCATTCATAGAAGCGATCGTTAAATCACCGTTAGATAAAAATTCTGTGTCTCTATCAATGCCATCATCACGGGCAATAGTGATAACGTCGTTTAATGTTGCCCCACTTACTAGGGTTATTTCTTTTGTGCTATTAGATCCGGCGCCAACAACGGCGTAATGTGTAGAGAGCGTTAAAATATCACCTGAATCGCTCGGATCCACGCCATCAGCTGTTTGGTATACCTTTAAATCAGCGTCCTCTAAAAACTCAAACGAAACCGTAAATACAGTTTGCCCGGCCGTCGCGGTATATTGGTCCCTTGGTGAAGTATCATTTATATCAAAAGACATGTTAGCCCCTTAGTTTGCTGGTGATGTTTCGCCAGGTTTCCAAAAATATGATTGATTGTAATCTTTTTTACGTTTTCGTTGTATCCGTCTAAATCGAGCCGGTGCACCTGGATCCGCCGCCCGCTGCAATTGATCTAGCACCATTCTTTCATAAGCGAGCCTTGTATACCATAGCGAAGTACCTGGCGTGTAAGCCCTGGAAAAATCAACCAGGTCCGCGCCGAGCTTCATATCTTCACCCTTGGCTAATTGTTGGATATTGCCCTGGGTTAAACTTAATACATCTTCGCCGAGCGCCCACATAGGTCCAAGCGCCGAGGTTAATGGTCCACCGCCGAAGCGATTAGCATCAGAAAATAAGAAATCACCATAGATACCCGCACCGCCGCCTTGTAAAAATCCAGCGCCCCAGGTTTTAGGATCGTCCATATTTCGAGGCTGCTTACCCCTGGAGACTTCTTTTAATTGCATAGCAGCCACACCCATTACAGTGGTTCCGATCGTTAAGCCGCCTAAATATTTAGCTTTAGTCAAGCCGCCATCAGCCAACATGCCGCGATATAAATGGGTAGCGATAACGGTAATAGGGAAAGATTTAAACATGCCTACACCGCGAGCTATTTCGCCGGAGACTGATCCCCGAGGAAGGCCGCCGGTTGTAATTGCGCGAGCTCTACCATCAGGCATAGGGACCGCGTAATCCATTTCGGTTAATACCATTTCATTTAATCGTGTCGCCAAGTGAGTGGCTTGATCTGGATTAAGGTCAGTCCGTTGCATCATATTTTCAACGCTAAAAAATTTAGCACCATCATAATCAAGTAATTCTGTTTTTCTCAGGATCTCCCAATCTTCGGCAGATATCCCGTATCGCTTGAAACCTTCTTTCATTGCTGCAGGTAGTTCATCCATGTTTTTACCAACTTGCTCAGCAAACATACCATAAAATTCCATACCGAAAGCTTTTTGGCCGGCATCGGTCCAGGCAGATAGCATGCTGGCCCGCATAGTAAAATCAGCTACTTTCGCACTAAACCCGGATCCAGTTGTCTCCGTGAATCGATTAGCAGCCAGGGCGTGATTAGTCCAGGCATTAGCGGTTAGGTGCATTTTTACAGCTGCTAATCTATCCGCTTCATTTTTTGGATTTAATAAAGATAATTGCCGTTTAAAGGCTTTTGTTGCAGATATTCCGTTAAATCCGGCTGTTTTTTTCATGAAAGCCATATCAGATACAGCGGATAACATAGCGCCGCCTAATTTACTGGCCACTAATATCGATCTAACCGCTTGCATAAAGTCGGCAAACCTTACAGATTTTGTAGCATTACCCTCGCCTGATACCACTCTCCAGACTGAATCCATGAACGCCATTTTTAAATCTTCTTTTCCCTCAGCTTTAAGCGCTAGGTCCCGCATGTGCTTCCAAGAAGCGCTCGGATTAGGGCCTAAAATTTCCAGTTTTGCGGTATCGTTGGCCATTGAGCTTAGGTGATCTGTTAACGTCGCGTATAAATCAGCATGGCCAAATTGATCATGGTAACCGAGCCAGCTATCCGCATCCTTAAATGGTAATACACGGTGATCCCTATGTTGATTAGCTAATTTAGCGCCGCCTTGTTGCCCTGGTTTTAAACTGGCTAGGCCATCGGTGGCTATATCGTCGTACATTTTCTGTAGCATGATATCGAATTGCATATCGTCTACAGGGAAGCCTTGGTCGTCAATCATTTTAGATCTATCTAATTTAGGCTTAATGCCTTCAATCCATTCATCTTTTGGCATACGTGAAACTCGAACGGGGTCGTGCCACTGTGGCATCCCCCAATCTTCACGCTTAGGAATAGCGCCACCGGCTTTATTAAATCGAACGCGAGCCATTTCAGCTACTTCGCTCCAGACTCTTGCCATAGTGCTGGCTGTGCCGTCACCTGTGCCGGTGCCAAATAACTCACGGACCATATTGCGAAGGCCCTCTACATCTTGAGTTAGCCCTAAATTTTTTGTTCTATACTCAGCCATCGCATTAGCGAATTTAGCCTGGTATGCGGCCAGTATGGCATTACCTCGGCCCTCAATATTTGAATAGCCAGCTCTTGAGCCAAGATCTTTAACCAATAAGCTCATAACACCAGTTCTAACACCGGCCGGATGCGAATTAACTTGGCCGGTTATTTTGTGGATAGCCATGGCCTGGAGGCGTGTTTGTCTTTTTTGTAATGCGAGCTCAGCCTTTTTTGACGCTATAGCCATTACCTCAGCCTCAACCCTTGCCGCTTCTGGCGATACATCACCGCGCAAAGTAATTAGACCTTCATGCTGATCAATTCGCTTAGCCAGTTCGTCGCCTTCTTCCTGGGTTATTTTCCCAGTAGCGATAGCCGCATCAATACAATCGGTTAAATTAGCCAAGTAAGCATCCCTCTAGTTCATTCATCACGTTCGCTTTTGCTTCAATTTCATCGTAAATTTCTTTAGTGCCTTTAATTTCTGGCACAATTTTACCATCAACAACGGTTTCACCAATAGGGATATCAAGGTCCTGGTTATATATTTCACGATCGAGAGCCGCTTCACGTGCTGCGATTTCTGGATCAATAGGACCATCAAAATATTTTTCTTGGTTTATCTTGTCGCTTTTTGCTATACTATCGGATATGAAAACTCCTTTCAAATCATCAGAAGTTAAATCCTGGGTAGACTGGGACAATCGGCCGGCTGTAGTTTCGGAGCCAGCTGATGGCTCCTTGCGTGGCTTCGTGCTTAAATCCGCTAAAGATGGCTGGATAGCTGCCTCGCCCTCTGAAATCTTAGAATCTGGCCGACGCGTATCAATGAGCGTTTTCCAGTCTCGATTTGCTAGCTTGTTGGCGTCAGAGTAAAGATCTTGCATTTCTTTATTTAAGCTGTTCCATTCAGCCCTATCCTTCGCTTCAACGACGTTATTTTTTTCAAGTGAGCGCTGTTTCTCGTATAAATCGTGGCCGGTTTTGCCTTTGGCCGGCACTTTTTGACTTTTATCAATTAAGCGTTTTGGTATATGCTTAAAAGCTTCTTTACCTTCCTTGGCGACAAGCATGTGAGGCTCCCACAATTGAACCTCACCGACCGAGCCGTCCTTAAATCTAACTAATAATTTTCTATCAACATAGCCAGCCGGTGTAATATTCAAGCCTTCATCAAGTACCTCAAATTTCTTAGATACCTGTTTCAATACCTGTTGTGCCGCTTCTGGCGTATTAACAATAAACCCACCGCGCACGATATCTGTCATTTCGCCAGGCTTCTCATATTTGTCGAGTTTTTCTATCGCCCTTCTTTTCCCTTTTATTCCAGGACTAATAAACGCGATATTTTCCGCGCCTATATCGCTAACAATACGAACGGACGCTTGAGTTAAAATAGTTTGGTTTTTCTGAGCCAGCTTATAAATATCATCCAAAGAACGCTCCATTTGAACGACTTTAAAATCGGTTTCTGTTTGTTTTTTTATAACATCAGGCATATCTGCTATTGATACCGGTGCGCCTCGCTTAAATTCAGGGATTACCTCACCCTCACGAATCGTATCGTAAGCTCTGCTTTCTAGTGGAGATATTTCGACCGTATCTTTATATGTAGGCCCAACTTGATCTGTTGGCCTTCCAGTCTCAAGATCATTAATAGCCTGGTCGATAGCATTAAAATGGCTGTCAACATCAGCTCCACCGTCCTCAACATCATCAGCATGGCGCTCCATGATATCCGCTTCCATTTCAGCGGCTTTGCCACCCTCAGCGCGTTTAATCTTTGCTGCTGCTCTCATACTAACCGCATCGATAACCATGGATCCAGCTGAGCGTATAAGGCCCGCGCCCACCATTGCTGTAAATACGTTTGTTGCCGCTTCTTCCACGGAATACGGCGAGCTAATATCGTTTTTCCAGTCATATACTTTTTTCTGAATAACAGTTTCAGACGCTAGAGCGATACCAGCCTCAATTTTAAAAGCCTTCCAGGCATTAGCCATAAGTGACCCACCGATCGCCTCACCACCAAAAGGGAGCGTTTGCAATATCAATGGATCAGTAATAACCTGGCGAGCTGTAGCGCCCACCATACCCAAATTAGCAAAGCCGCGAGCATTAGCAAAGTCTGTCATTGCTTGCTCACGAACCGGCTCAGTCATTTGAGTGTTTTTAGTTAAAATATCCGTATAGGATTGAAGGCTAGGATTGTCTTTTTTGGCTTTATTGATTTGATCTTCAAATTTTTTAAGATAGTCGCGTTTTTGCTCGTATCCCCAGCCAGTGGAGTACCGCTTCATTCTTAAACCCATGCGGGTACTGGTGCCAGCTGTTAATGCGTAATCAGTCAAAGCTTGATCGATACTACTTTCCATTAGATTAGCTTCTGAATCGCTCCGGCCCTCATTGGCCATATATTGATTATACGAGTCGTAAACGTCGCCTATACCTGGATCAGCCATATCCTCGGAGGTAGTTGGTGCCTGGCGCTCGTTTAATTCAGCTATTGATTGTCGATCGAGGTTTTTCATTCAGTTGGCCATGCTAAAATAAATGGAGATCCATCTATATTATTAATTCTACCGCCTTTAAATTCCAGGTTATATTTACCGTCACCGATTGACATTAATTTGACTGTTTGATCATTAATAGCCTGAGTTAAATCAGAACTGATACCAGTCACCCCCATAGATTCAACATCGTCCTGGGTTATGTTCTCCATCCAATCGATCAAAGCATCGTCGTCAACGCCATCAGCTGGCGCCTCAATAGTGTAATCAGGATCAAAGCCCCAACCACCCGCGCCCTGGTAACTTAATTCAATCATCCCGCCAGTAACGGTATCCATAAGCTTATCAAGTCGTTCTGTGTTTATAGCTTCGCCATTGGTGTCGCCATTAACTGATGATTCGTAAGCATATAGGTTTTTAGCTGATTCACGTAAAGCCTCTATTTGTCCAGGTCGATGATTATAAGCAGCCCCGATGTAATTATTAAACGAGTCGTTAAACTCTTTAGGAATAATTTGAGGATACGCCGCAATAATGTCGATACCTTTTAGCATCGCCATACCGGTCGGGCCTTTACCATCCACCACCATAGAGCCAGCCATCGCAAAAGTGCCTGAACCTTTATTGCTTAGCTGTTCAAAAATTGGCATAGACTCGGCGCCCAGGGAGCCAACAAGCTCGGACATTTGGCTTATTTTTTCTTTTGTTGTTGATTCGTCCAGGCTTATTTTAAGGTCGTCGATTTCTACGTCCGTCATAACAGAAATAGGCTGGCCATAATGCGCCTCAGCCGCTTTCGCTAAATCTTGACGCTGAGCCAAGCCGCCTTCCTGATTTAATGGGGGCAGTTCTTGGATAATTCCTTGTTTTAATGCTAGATCTAATCCTCGGCCGGCTTTTAATTCGCTTCGAGTATAATCGCGCGTTTTCTCTAATCGCTCGATCAATCTTACTTCTTCGCCGCCGTGGGATTTTTTACTTTTTATCTTTGTAAGTGTTGCGTCCATTTCTTTCGGAGGTAACTGCACAAACTCATTAACCGCGTCCTGGTGTTTTTGAATTAACTTTAATTCTTTCTCGTATTTAGTTCCACGTGAAACCTCTAAAAGTTCATCAATGTTATCTACCTGGTAGCCTTTATTGAGCGAGTTATTAGCATTATCTACGCTGCGTTTTAATGCTTTTTCTACCGCTTTAATCTCAGCGTTTTTGCGTGTTATCTCAGATCTTAATTTGGCCCGCTCCTGGTTTAGTGCTGAGCGCATTTTATTGGTAATTTTTTCTTTTAATACCGGATCGATATCTTTACGTTTTTGGAAATTAGAGTAAGATTTTTCAGCCTGATCCAGTCCCTCATCTTCTATGGTACGATCAAATACGCCTATAACATTTTGAGTTAATACGTTATCGTTAAATTCTAGCTTTAATGCTTCTGCCTTAGCTTTATCGTATAGATTGTTTTCTACACCTTGATCAAGCAACATAAAATATTGAGCTTGTTTATTTTGTAATTGAGCCTCGTCACCATGATAAGCCGCGATCATTGAATCATCGCTCATGCCATCGATAGCGACATTAATAGCCGCTAGGTTTTCTGTTTCAGCTTTATCAAATATATTTTTTTCAATACGAACCTGGGAGCGGACCTTGTAATCTCCGAGCTCCTGGATTGCCATCGGTTTCAAGCTTTCATCGATTTCCTCGAATAAACCGGA